GAAGCAGCTATCGTATCACTCAACGAGTACGGTGAATCTAATATACAGGGTATTTTCATCAGTGAGACAGGAAAAGGTAGAAGAGGGTTTAATACCAGTCAAAAACCAAAATTAGCTGCTTGTGCCAAGTTCAAAACACTTCTAGAATCAAAGAAGATGACTGTTAACAGCCGACCTTTGATCAGTGAACTCAAAGCATTCGTTGCCCACGGGGGCAGTTATGCAGCTAAAACAGGAGATACAGACGATTTAGTCATGTCTACTCTACTAGCTGTACGAATGATGCAGCAATTATCTGATTACCACGGTGATCTAGAAGCCCAGATCAGGGACCACGAAGAAATGATTGCTCCACTCCCGTTCTTTGCTGTATTAGGCTAAGATTGGCATAAATATCATCATGGCACTAGACACTGAATCATTCAACAAGGAACTATATGACCTTCTCAAAGTGAGAGGATACAAGCCTGTTCCGCTCAACTCACAAAACCAGAGAGTTAAGGCTTCTCAGGAAGCAGATGTACTCGAATTCCAATTCATTAAAGACGGAAAAGATTACGGTAAAGCTTGGATCACGTTGGATGACGCACAAAACGTTAGTGTCTACTTTGGCGACGAACAGCAAGATAGTCCTAACAATACTACTCCCGGAGTAGAATATGACGATACTTGGACAGGGTTCTTGAAACACATAAAGCAGTGGGCGCAGCGCAGACAGCTTAGTTTTGAAATCTCAAACAAAGACCGTCTAGGTGACGATATGAGACAAAGGGAATACTATAAAATGAAAGAGAAACTCGCAGAGGGTTATCACTCAATGGGTAAGAAAGCCAGCTATAACGATGCTGTACCCAACGTGAAGATTGTCATTCAACACAGCCGCGCACTTGAAGAAGGTGAACAACGTTATCGCAACGTTGAGAAGATTTTCTTAGAGAACGTTGACGGCGAAAGATTCCTTGCTCCAACCACTCGTCCTGGTATTGCTCGTGTTTATGCCCGTCATATTGCAGAAGGCGGAGTTCCTAACGATGAACGCTGGGGACACATTAAATCAATCTGCGAAGAATATAACAAGATGGCAGGATTTGTTCGTGCTACCCGAGGCAAAGAGTTTAATGAATCGGCACAATCACTCATTAATGAAGGTGCCAACCACTATAAAAATCTCCGTGAAACACTTAGTAGAATGACAGGTCATCGTGGTTACAATGCTTACTTTGAATCATGGACTCCTGCTCTTATGGAAGATGAGGGTGACGAAACCATCAATGAATTATTCGTACAGGAAACCGTGGATCCTCGCATTGAATCAGTCATGCCAATTCTATCTCGCCTTTATAAAAATGTTACTGAAGTCAAAGAAGTCGATGCTCTTGCTGAATGGGCAGACGGCGTCATCAATGAAAAATTAGTAGAAATGGATGACGAAATTGGCGATGCCTCAACCGATCGTTATGATACTAAACTTGATGCACGTACTCGTGCAACTAACTTTGCACAATCAAAGAAGAATCCTCTATCCAAACTTGATCCAAACACTGTGACAGATTTGATAAAGTTTGGTGTGATCATGTCTGAAGAAGAATTAGAAGAAGACGAAAGCAGAACCTCAAACAATCCACAGGGCATCCCGGAAGGTGATGTAATTGATTTTTCAAAGGCAAGACAAAATATTGCTGCTAAAAAAAGAGCCGCAGAACCTCCGCATGATAGCGACAAGCACTATGGAACACGCACAGCTTCTGATAGAGAATATAAACTTGCTTCTGGTCATGTTAAGAGAACACATGGTGAAGATAGGTTTTTGCATGGAATTGGCGTGAGCGAAAAGGAAGGCTTGATACATTATGAACATGGAAAACGAAATGGTTCAGATATCCGTAAGGGTACAATGCCTTTGCCAACAAAATTATCTCCTGTAAAAGAAGAAGATATGGATGAGGGTGTGCTACATCGAGGCGCTGCTTGGTTGGCCAAAAAGCTAGGATCTTTTGCAGGATACAAGGCACTCAAGCCGGGCACATATCTTGTGCCACCTCTAGAACAAGCAGGCGGAAAGCCAGTCTCGTTTACTATCCGTAAGGGAGCAGAGTTCCCAGTTCTTAATCTGCCTGCGACTGAACGATATAATCCAGCGAGAATGTATGCTCACATCAAGGCTCACATTCAGTCAGGCGACTATGAAACTGCACCTAGCGCAATGCAGCGTGATTTCTCTCAGAAGACGATGCCGAAGGAAGAAATTGAAGAAGATGAATTTGCAGGAAATTTTAAAACTGGACCTGCTGGTCAGTGGCGCAATAAAGGACCAAAGGCCAACAAACCTGCAACGGTCGGTGATCTAGTTGGCGGCGAATCAAAGCAGAATAATGATACCCCGTTGACAGACAAAGAAGACTACACCGAAAAACGTAAGTCTTTACAAAAGATCCAAATGGATCCTTCTACGTCCAAGGATCCTAAGTTAGCAGATGAACTTGCAGCCCGTTTACACCGATTGGAAAAGCAAGCTAAAGAAAAGGGTCTTGCTGAAGGCGAAGATGCTTTGGCTAGACTTAAATCACTCCTTAAATAAGGGTAACTAAGTTACCCTTTTCTTCCAAAACGCAAAGTATTATTATATTTTGCACCCAATTAACTTGTAAATACTATACACAGGATGTAATATGCAGACTGTGTTAGTTGTCTCCTGACAGCGAAACATAAAAACACAAACAAAGCTCAACTTAGGCACATTTATAAAGGAGAATTTACAATGGCAAGTCTAGCAGAAATCCGTGCCCGGATCGCGGCACAAGAAAACAAGACCCAGAACAAGGGTCAGAATACTCAATCAGATAACGCAATCTATGCTCACTGGAATATGGACGAAGGTTCAAGTGCAACCGTTCGTTTCCTTCCTGATGGCAATTCAGAGAACACGTTCTTTTGGGTTGAGCGTCAGATCATCAAGCTGCCCTTCAACGGCGTCAAGGGTGATCCTAACGTAAAGCAAATCACAGTTCAGGTTCCTTGCGTAGAAATGTATGGTGATAACTGTCCAGTTCTCGCAGAAGTTCGTCCTTGGTACAAGGACGACACTCTTAAGGACCTCGCTAACAAGTATTGGAAGAAGCGTTCTTATATCTATCAGGGCTTCGTTCGTCAGAATCCTATCGGTGACGATGCTACCCCTGCTAATCCGATTCGTCGTTTCATTATCTCTCCGCAGATTCAGACTGTCATCAAGGGTTCTTTGATGGATACGGAGATCGAAGAATTGCCGACTGACTATGTTCGTGGTCTTGACTTCAACATCAAGAAGACTAGCAAGGGCGGTTATGCTGATTACTCGACTTCTAACTGGTCACGTAAGGAATCTCCGTTGACCAAAGCTGAACAGGCTGCTATTGAAGCACATGGTCTGTTCAATCTTGCTGACTTCTTGCCGAAGAAGCCTTCTGAGGCTGAACTTCGTGTTATCAAGGAAATGTTTGAAGCATCGGTTGATGGTCGTCCGTATGACAATGACAAGTGGGGCGCATACTATCGTCCGTATGGTCTTGCTGCTCCTGAAGGTGCATCGTCTGCATCTTCGGCTCCGACTGCTCCAGCAACAATCGTTGCAGAAGATGATACTCCTCCGTTCGAAACTTCGGAACCGGTAGTTGTTCCTAAGGCACAGTCTACTTCAAGCGACAAAGCCGCTGATATTCTAGCCATGATTAAGGCTAGACAGAATAAGGGCTAATGGATTGGGGGAGGGAAACCTCCCCCTTTTCTTGCAAGGAGTAGGGCCATGACATTACCAGATGAAAGATTCAGAGCATTAAAGCAAAGCAAGAAATTGCTAGAAGAACTTTGTGATCCGGGCAAGACGCCTAGGACCCCAAGTATCATTCGTGACCGTGCCCGTGGGATTCTGAGACATTTTCCAACAGACTATGACTTAGATCAACTCGCAAACAATAGTCCCGAACTACTTGACAAAGTTGCATTCTCTGATAGAGTTTTGAAACAAGTAAACAGATAGGAACACAATGACAACTAAACCATTTGATATTTCGAAATTTCGAAAGGGTATCACTAAGGCTATTGATGGTCTTAGCATCGGATTCAATGACCCAACAGACTGGGTGAGTACAGGCAATTATGCACTCAATTATCGTATTAGCAATGACTTTAACAAAGGCATTCCTCTTGGTAAAGTTACTGTCTTTGCCGGAGAGTCAGGATCAGGAAAGTCCTACATCTGCTCAGGAAACCTAGTACGTCACGCACAGCAACAGGGCATTTATGTTGTTCTTGTTGACAGCGAAAACGCACTTGATGAATCCTGGCTTCATGCTTTGAACGTTGACACTAGCGAAAGCAAGCTGCTCAAGCTGAATATGGCAATGATTGATGACGTTGCGAAGACTATCAGCGAATTCATGAAAGAGTATAAGACACTTCCCGAAGGTGAGAAGCCTAAGGTTCTGTTCGTAATCGACTCGCTTGGCATGTTGCTGACTCCAACTGACGTTAATCAGTTTGAAGCAGGTGACATGAAGGGTGACATGGGTCGTAAGCCCAAGGCACTTACTGCACTTGTTCGCAACTGCGTTAACATGTTCGGCAGTCACAACGTGGGCCTTGTTGCAACTAATCACACGTATGCTTCGCAGGACATGTTTGACCCTGATGATAAGATCAGCGGCGGTCAAGGCTTCGTGTATGCATCGTCCATCGTTGTTGCGATGAAGAAGCTAAAGCTGAAAGAAGACGAAGACGGCAACAAGATCAGTGAAGTACGAGGCATTCGTGCTGCGTGTAAGGTCATGAAGACTCGATACGCAAAGCCGTTTGAATCCGTTCAAGTCAAGATTCCATATGAGACGGGTATGAATCCTTACTCAGGATTGCTTGATATGTTTGAAGCTATGGGTCGTGTAAAGAAGGAAGGTAACTCTCTTGTTTATACTACGATGGATGGAACTATCATCAAGAAGTTCCGCAAGGCTTGGGAGTCAAACACTGACGGTTGTCTCGACACTATGATGAATGAATTTAACAAAAAGCCAGAACCTGAGCTAAGTATCGTTACTGTTGAGGCACAGGAGGAAGGTGAACAATGAGCGTAGGACTTATACATGAGGTATGGAAGATCCTCAGACCGAGCATTGAGACAGGTGACCCAGAAGGCGCCGCGGAGATTCTTATCAATTATTTGATTGAAGAAGACTACTCGACCACTGAGATTAAGAATGCTTTTAGGGGCGATTCTTATATCAAGGGTGCGCTAGAGTTTTACCTAGAGAGTCCAGAAGATGGACACTATCACAAAGAGGATGATGAAGACCTCTTTGATTCTGACTTTTATGATGACGAAGATGACGATTACGAATGACCTGGTACAACAAAATCACTGATGATTTAGGAGTACTCCCTGACTTCATCACTTACTATGAAGGTGAGTTGCTGAAGGCAAGGTCCGAAGTAAAAGTATACGGGAAGGTAGAGGCTAATATCGCTGCTCTTCCCGGTATTACCGAGTACCGTTTCAATCAACTACAAGAGATTGAGGCGGTACTCAACTTCCTCAACATTCAACTTAGAAAGATTCGTAGGAAGCATTTTCAAAAATATCTAGAAAATTACAATCGTGCCCTAACCTCACGAGACGCTGAAAAGTATGTTGACGGTGAACAGGAAGTAATTGACTTTGAAGTTCTCATCAACGAAGTTGCACTATTGCGTAATAAGTGGTTGGGCATTCTAAAAGGAATTGATACTAAGCAGTGGCAGTTGGGTCACATCGTTCGTCTAAGAACTGCTGGTATGGAAGATATCACAATTGGGTAAACTGCGGCTTGCTTTTCTTTCAAAAATCTATAATGTGAAATTATAGGAGATATGTATGGCTACTAACGTTATCACTGTTCGTAATTGGGATAATGCTGTTTCTGTTAATCCAGCTATGGAAATCAAGGACATCTTTGCTGATATAGAAACAACTGCTAAAACTGAAGAAGACCCTTTGCTTCTCAGTTGTGTTCTTTATCGTTTAAATAACGAAGATCCTAACGGACTAAACGGTTCCTTTGCACACGATCTTACCGGTGCCTTTGTTAAAGAACAGATTACTAACGAAGATCGTATCTTTGCAGGAACCGTTCGCAGGCATTACAATGATAAGATTGTTTTGACCACCTTGCGCGGTGATCGCATCACCCCGTTTCGTCAAGACCTAGCTCGTTTCCTGAGTGGTGAGTTTAAGAAGACTGGTGAAAATCACGAATTCCCTACTAAGTTTTTGGGTATGCTTTACAAGCTCCCTTATTTCTATCACTACGATAAGGAACTTGGTGCTGTGTTTGATAGCGAATATCACTCCCTTAAAGGTGATGAACTCAACTATGAAATTGAAAACAAGAAGCTAACTTTCATCAAGAAAATTACATCTTATCGTAAGGCTCGTAATCCAAACGAGTACTGGTTTAGTGATCATAAAGGTGATCGCTTTATGTTGAGTGTGGAAGCCCGCAGTTCTCTAGTTGACTTGTTCGAACATTATCTACGTAATAACAACACCGTTGCAGTCAAGGGTTACTTTAGGGCTGCACGTAAAGATACATTGGAGTATTACAGGGCCCAAACTTGGGTGTTGAATGTATAATTATAAAGGAAGTTGAAATGCAAATGCCGACAAAAGAAAGAATACAAGAGATGCTTAAAGTTTTTCTGACATCTTTGCAGGAAGTTTCAGAACG